TTGCTACAGCAGTAACTCGGTTACCCAAGTTAAACGTATCACCAACGATTGAGTCAAGTATCTTGTAGCTCTCTGCTCCGTTACCAAAAGCATAACAGTTAAAGAAGCTAGTGTCAATTACAGCAGGTATACCTGAGCTAAAGTTTTGGTTTAGTACGTTACCTCTATGCTGACCAAGTGAGTCAATCTCAAATGACTGATCGCTTTCAAAGAAGATATCCGGATTTGCCTCTGAAGGTTCTGTCTCAAATATAAATGTATCTTCAGCTCTAAATACTGTAATGTTAGCTTCTACAAAAGATTGTTTTTGACCACAAGTATTTGTTCCTGATACAATTAAAGCTAATCTATTAGTTGTAGTATTTCTATAAAATCTATAGTAGTTAACACAAGTTGTTGCAGGTAAATCTAAAGTACTACTAGCAAGCGTAGGTATATATATATTATCAATTGGACAGTTTCCTGTTCCGCTTACATATTGAGTTCCGCTATTTAATATATCTTCAACATTATCCCCATTCCACCAAGCCTGCATATTTACATAGTTGTTGGTAGATATTAAGTTTTTTTCTAAAGTGTAAATTCTAGCTTCACATCCTTGAGATGTATCACTTTCAGTTCCTCTCGTAAATTTAAAATGAATTTGTATTTTACTTCCGATTGGAACATCGTAATCAATATAGTTACCTGATCCTGCAGGATCTAATATATTCATTGGATAAGCCAAGAACGGATATCCATTGCTATAAGCTTGTTGATTCTTTAATCCCGGTGCAATAACTGACAACTCATCAAATTGAGTGTTGAAGTTATTTGGATTCATTTTCATGTATACACCTGAAGGAACAGGTATATTAATAGTTGGATTTACAGTACTTGGTATTGTAATAAAATCAGCTTGCTGAGATTGTTTATCAAGTACAGTTGCGTATACACAGTTTTGTGTTGGCCCACTTGAATCTGTCTTAACAATTAACCTTGTCCCTGTCTCTACCTTTCTAGCATTTTCACCTTCTAGTAAAAAGTATACATCATTTGTATTTGGGTCTTCAAAGAATAGGTTTGAGTAAACTGTCTCGTAATTCTCTCTGTCAGGCTTGATAACAAACTTGTACCTTGTGGCCCATTCAGGAGCAATTTGTGGCTCAGGTGATACGGGAATAGTTACACGTATGTAGTTCTTATACTTAGAGTTTCCACATGGTACGTTAACAGTATTGTCCTTACTAACTAAGGCTGTAGTAGACCTATTAAAGTCATCCATGTAAACAATACCAATCTCATAGCCTCTATTACTATGTAAGCTTTGAGTGTTTGATGTGTCTTGAAAAGTTACAGATGAATAACTAATTTCAAAGTATTCGTATACCGTATACGTTGGAGTTGTAATATTATTAACGTAAACAGCTGCAGGGAACTGAAGAGATATACTATCACTACTTGGATTTGTTCCAATTAATATAGGCTCTCCCGTTGCATTAATACCACTTGCATACTTTATGTATGTATTTAAGTTTTGTAAAAGTGAACAGTTAAATACATCTGTCATTGTTACACCATTACAAGCATTAGCGATTGGTTGGATATTGGAGATTGTTCCAATTGCTTCTTGAAAAGCAGAACTAATAGCTAGGTCATAAACAGACGCGTAGTCTGTTGGTAATATAAATGAAAAAGTAACTCCAACATTTGTGTTTTCTTCTGTTGGAAATGGTGTACTTCCTGCAAATGAGTTGTGATTAAAATTAACATCAAATGTAATTAAAGATCCAACTGTTAAAGCAAATCCCGATAAATCAAAAGAAAGAACTGAATTAGATATAGTTGTACTACTGTATATATTATAATTTCCTGCCTCATATACATTAGTCAAATCATCTAGACCTATCACCTCTGATTTTAATTCTGTAGAGTAAACAAACTTAACAGCCTCACCGTACTGATCAATTAGGTCATACCCCTCAAGGTAGTTACCATACATTAAACGATTACCCATAATCGTCTGTGCTTTCGCTAGACGTGGCACGTTATCGTACAACCTAAGTATCTCGTAATCAGGTAGTATGGTAAATATCTTACTATTATTAAATGTATACGTGTAGTCAGTGTTATCAACTAATCCAAGCTCTGATTTATTTAGTTTCTCAATCACCTTGATGATGTTGTTACTTGCATCCTTAAACAATAGGTCAATACCAACTACAAGAGGCCCACCTGAGTTATAGGTAATGATGGCAGTATTAATTGAGTTCTGCATACCATTATTTAATAGGCTACTTGCAGAGAAATCAAAAGCACTCGGTAAGAATGCAGGTAAAGTAAATTGAGATGTTGCAGAGTACTGACTGTCTGCATAACGATAACGATACGCAAAGCAAATAAAGTTATCCTGTAAAAAGTTTTGTTGTCCTCCTGTATTTGTCAACTGAAATGTTGGAGCCTCAGTAGGCGGCTTCTTAATAACTAATAATTTTTCAGCCGTAAACTGATCAATATTCCCTAATGGGTCAGCATAGTTCTCTTTAACATTAATCCATCTTGGTGGATTGTAGTCGTCAGAGAAGAAAAATAAGTCATCTATCTTATTTACAGCTGTAATTAAGTACTTTGGATTGAAGTTAAGAGTTGTATCTAACCCATCCCCATTGTCAATACTAATAACGTGATACGTTAGTATGTTGTTTAACGTATTGAATGACATGATTAGGTCAAGCTTTCCTGTAGCACCTACAGGGAAATTTGGGTCGTGAACAAACCAATACACAGTCTCCTTTGATCCATCCTCGAATGCACCAATGCATCTTGCGTCAAGACTTAACGGTGTACCATCTATGTACCCAATCTCTGTAAGCGGTAGGTTACCCTTCGTGTTCTCGATGACACCCATCTCTGATTGCTCAGTGGATCCCATCCTTACGTTTAACGCGTCTACATACTCACCATTAGGCACAAGTCGTTGGTCAACGAGCTTGTTCATTCGGCCTGCAGTAAAGTTTCTTGTTATGTTTGCCATATTATTTTATGAACTTGTCCATTCCTCTTAAGTTCATTAAGAGTCTTCCCGGATGTATGTTACTCATTCTAATCTTTGCATTACGCCACAACGCAGTTTTCTCCTTACGTGCGCGGCTAATAACGTACTCTTGAACTCCTAACTTAGAGTTAAGGATTTCGTATTGGATGTAAGCGTATACATACTTCTCAAACAACTTGTTTACAGTAATTCTTGAGTTGTCTCCGTTCTCCATACCATCTGATACGTACTCAAGGATACATAATTGGTTAGCCATCCCGGAGTCAAAGTTAATAACTCCTGCCTTCTTATCAATGTTAAATGTAGGATTTCTATTAGCTGTCTCTGTATTTAATCCGTATCGCGTACCAATTGAGTAGTCAAAGTACCAATTACCATCACAGCAGTAACCCTCTTGACCATCAAACTGATTGCCTTGGTTTAGGTAGATGCTCTTCTTTGTCTTAGTAATTCGTTCCCAATCAATTTGAGAGAACTCAGGCTGAAGTGCGTTACCATCTTGGTCAAATAATATCTTACAGTTGTTGTCCTGTAAGTATGCCTTTGATGATAAGGTCTGAATGTTCTCAGATAATGGGTAAAGGTACCCATCCTTATACATCGATATACGCACCCAATTGACGTAGTCTGAAGGCAATACAAATCGCAACTTCTCACACACGTCCAACTCCAATACCTTAATCTCTTTAAACGCATCGTAGTTCAACTCTTGAATCGCACGCTTTGCGTGGAACAAGATCTTGTAACGCTCCTCATTGTTTACTAATGAGTGGTTTCCGGAGTACATTAATTGGAAGTTTGTAACGATGTCAGTTAAACTAACATACTGATACGATCCCCAATTTGCATCCTCAGGAGCATTGCCCCCATTCTCATAATACTGATACTGTGAAATATATGCCATGTCTTATTATTAAGTAAATGTTGGCTCAGCCTGCTGTTGTTGTGATGCTGCGAACTGAGCTACTTCAGCCTCACGAATAACAACACCACAATACTGAAGTATTTTTGTAACTAACTTGTACTCATCTTCTATAGGTAGCTCAAAGTCTTGGTAGTCAGGCTGTGTTTGGTCAAATGCAGGCTCACCATTTAGTAGGTTAATGTACGTCCACTTAGGTGCTAATGGTGTTCTAAAGTAAGAACACTTTAATGAGTTTACTCCATTAATAACCTCCGGATAAACTAAAACCTTTTCTCCTTCGATGATGTATGCAGGGTACTGTAAGCTTGGTGATGTTAGTGGTGAGTCCAATAATAGATTAATATTTCCATTACTTACTTTTTCCGCATCTTTTAAACGAAGTGATGTAGTTGGATCATAACAAGTAATCTTGCTTATCATATAAGGACTATACCCTGTAGTCGTTAACGATGGTAAGAAGTACTCATTTGTTAACGGTGATACCTGAGTTAGGAAATCATTTACCAAGAAAGACTCTAATACCTCTGACGAACTCTTTCCAATATCTGCGTAGTCAGTACCTGACGCACGAGAGTTCTCCATGTTAATTACTTTATTATAACCGCTAAATAGCTCATCAAATAGCTCCATCTGTGCTTGTAACGCAAGTAAGTTGAAGTCTGATGGTGAGATATAACCGTAGTTATTTTTATTAAGTATAGATAGTACTGTGTTTCTAACCGAATTTATCATTATAATTCTTTTTACAAAGATAAATAAAAAAAGGGAAGCCTAAACTTCCCCTCTCCCTTCTATATATATCCTTACTAAAGTAGCTCCATATTGCTTTCAAGCATCTTTAATGATTCAATACCTTCGTCGCTGTGAAGGAATTGCTCAGCTACTTCGTATGGGTCTTCTCCGTAAGGAACACTTACCATTCTCTTTTTCCATTTCTAAATGCAAGAAGCTTAGCTTCAAAGAATGACATGATGTGAGACTTAGACTTTAAAGATGAGTCGTCAATAACGTTTAAGAAACCACGTGGATCTCTCTTAGCGTATACTAACAAGTCTCTTTTTAATTCTGCAGTTGTAAATCGAGATGGGTCACGGTTAAATAATACTCGTGTCATCAACTCAATCTCTTCTAAAGAAAGCTCACGTGCTCTGATAAGCGCGTCTGCTTCAACAGATAACCACTCAACCTCTTCAGCTGCATCTCTCTCATTGTTTACTTCAACAAACGATGATCCATTCAATGGATGGTAGTGAAGGAAT